GGAAGATCAACTTCTGATACGGTCGTATTTAGAAATGTAGATGGATCTCCAGGAGGAGTGGTATATACAACATTTGAATCTGCTTCAGGATATAGTATAACTAAAATCAATGCAGACAGTTATAGTTTCACTTTAGGTGCAACACCAACTGTGACTGAAAAAGGAGGAGGAGCAACGGTAACCGCTGGACCCGTTACATTAACACCATAATGGCATACACTTTAGCAAATTTACAAGATGATATTAGAAACTACACAGAAGTAGATAGCAATGTGTTATCAGATACTATTCTTACCACAATCATCAAAAACGCTGAGAACAAAATTTATAGAGAAGTAGATTCTGATGACAATAGATTTTATGCAACATCAAATCTTCAATCTGGAAACAGATATGTCACGATTCCATCTGATCTAAGATTTATTAGATATGCTCAGCTTACAGACTCATCAGGAAACCAGGTTTTTTTAGAAAAAAGAGATACATCATTTATGGCAGAATATTACAACACTCCTGGTACACAATCAGGACTCCCTAAATATTATGGAAACTGGGATGCTAATTTCTGGGTTGTGGCTCCAACACCTGATGACACTTATTTGATTACATTAGCTTATACCAAGCAACCAGCAAGTATTACAGCAACTCCTGGATCAACTGAGGGAACATATGTAAGCAATAAATATCAAGATTTACTTTTATACGCTTCTTTGGTAGAAGCATATGGATACTTGAAAGGCCCAGCGGATATGTTACAATATTATTCGCAAGCTTATCAGCAAGCAATTCAATCGTACTCTATCGAACAACAAGGTAGAAGACGCCGAGACGAATATGAAGATGGTGCTATTCGTACTCCTATAAGATCCGAGTCACCATCTTAATTTATTAAGGAGAAAACTAAATGGCTAATATAGTACCTGACTCTTTTAAAACAGACCTATTAGGTGGTGTGTTTGATTTCGATTCTGGTGGATCAACTTTCAAACTTGCACTCTACACTGACATTTCTGGTTTCAGTACTTCTACAACTGCTTATACAACTACCAACGAAGTTTCTTCAACTGGTACAAACTATACAGCGGGTGGTGGAACTTTAACTAACAATGGAGTAGCAGTGGCATCAAACATCGCTTATGTTGACTTTGCAGATTTAACTTTTTCATCTGTAACTTTAACAGCTGATAGTGCACTGATTTATAAAGGCACGTCTAATGAAGCAGTATTAGTTTTAGATTTCGGCGGAGATAAAACTGCAACTAACGGAGATTTCGTTATTCAGTTCCCAACTGCTGATTCATCTAATGCTATTATTAGACTTGGCGACGCATAATAGTTATAAGGAGTAGAAATGGCTTTGGTAATTAACGATAGAGTTAAGGAGACGAGTACAACTACTGGAACTGGAACTTTGGATCTAGCTGGTGCAGAAACTGGTTATGAAAGTTTTGTTTCTGGTGTTGGTACAACGAACACAACTTACTACGCTATAGAGTTAAACTCTGCTGGCGAGTGGGAAGTCGGTATTGGTACCGTAACCGATGCTACACCCGATACTTTATCACGAGACACGGTCATATCGTCATCTAATGGTGACGCTCTAGTTAACTTTAGCGCAGGTTCTAAAAATGTATTCTGTACATTGCCAGCGAAGAAAACTATTTCTCCAGTTATGGATGCAACAACTTTTGTTGTAACACATAATTCTACAATTTCAGAAGATCAAACATTAGATTCAGGAGTCTTGGCAGGACCTGTCACAATCACAGGTACACAAACCGTAACAGGAACATTGGTAATAATTTAAATGAGTAAAATAGAAGTTAATCAAATATCATCTCAATGCGGATCTACACTCACCATCGGTCAATCAGGTGACACGGTGACTTTAGCGTGTGGTGCTACACAATCTGGTTTTGGTAGATCAGGTTCAGTTAATTGGGATACAACGGCTAAGACGGCTGGGTTTACTGCAGTAAGCGGTAATGGATATTTTGTAAATACAACAAGTGGGGCAATCACTGCAACACTTCCAGCAACACCTTCAGCAGGCGACATTGTTTCATTTTCTGATTATGCAAGAACTTTTGCTACTAATAATTTAACAATTGGTAGAAATGGTTCTTTAATTCAAGGAGTTGCAAGTGATGGAACTGTTGCAGTTGATGGTAGATCTATAACTTTTGTTTATGTTGATGGTACTAAAGGTTGGGTGCCAACAGAAGATCAAACAACAGGACAGTACGGTGCTTTATATACAGTAGCAACTGGAGGAACAATAACAACTTGCGGAGATTATAAAATTCATACATTCACATCTCCAGGAACTTTTTGTATTTCACAAGCAGGTAACCCTGCAGGTGGTGGAGACACAGTAGATTATTTAGTTGTAGCTGGCGGCGGAGGTGCAGGTGGTTCTTCTCCTGCTTGGGTTATGACTGGAGCAGGAGGTGCAGGTGGTTTTAGAGCAAGTTCAACAACTTACACAATAGGATGTGCTCCCGCTGCGCCACTAACAGCTTGCGTTTCAGCTTTAACAGTTACAGCAACAGGCTATCCAATTACAGTTGGAGGAGGTGGAGCAGGTGGACCAGGACCCATTGCTGGTGTTGGTACTCAAGGTTCAAATTCAGTTTTTAGTACAATTACTTCTACAGGTGGTGGTCATGGAGGTGTATATAATCCAGCACCAGGAGGTAATGGTGGTTCAGGTGGTGGCGGTGGATCAGGTTTACCAGCTGGAGGATCAGGTGGAACAGGAAATACTCCTCCCGTAAATCCAGCGCAAGGAAGTAATGGTGGAAATGGTTTTTTAAGTGTTCCTGATGATTCAACAAGAGCAGGTGGTGGAGGCGGAGGAGCCAAAGCTGTTGGTGCTAATGCTGGAGCAGAATCAGGAGGTTTAGGTGGAGTAGGTGCAGGATTACCTAGTGCTTTTGGAACTTCAGGTGAAAATTGTGGGTCATATTATTATTTTTCGGGTGGTGGAACTGGTGCAGGTAATGGAAGTCCTTCACCAAAAGCAGGTGCTTTAGGTGGCGGAGGAAATGGTATGGGTAATGCAGGTGCTGTAACTCAACCAGATGGAGTAGATAACACTGGCGGAGGTGGAGGCGGAGTTCTTTCTGTTCCAGCTTCAACACCAGCTAAAACAGGTGGATCAGGCGGTAGCGGAATCGTAATAATAAGGTACAAGTATCAGTAATGGCCAGCAATGTTAAAGTTGACAAGATAACTCCAACTACTAATTGCGGAACAGTTACATTAGGAGATAGCGGAGATACCATAAGCATTCCAAGCGGTGCATCATTAAGTATTGGTGGATCAGTTTCAGGAATTGATGGAATTGTAAATTGGGATACTACAGCTAAAACATCAGGATTTACTGCAGTCGCAGGCACAGGATATTTTGTAAATACAACAAGCGCAGCAATCACAGTTACATTACCAGCAAGTCCAACAGCTGGAGATTTAGTTGCCGTTAAAGATTATGCTTTCACAGCAGATACAAACAATATTACATTAGCAAGAAACGGATCAAACATTCAAGGTACAGCAAACGATTTTTTAATTAGCACCGAAGGAAGATCAGTCACATTAATTTATGTAGATGCAACACAAGGTTGGTTGTTAACTGGTGCTTCTCAAAAAACAGATATTATTACACCACAATACGTAACAGCTACTGGCGGTACAATCACAACTTGCGGAGATTTTAAAGTTCATACTTTCACAAGTCCAGGAACATTTTGTGTTTCATGCGCTGGTAATAGTGATGGATCTAATTCAGTTGATTATTTTGTAGTAGCTGGAGGAGGAGGCGGTGGAGCTGGTGGTCCAGGAAGTTCTATTCCAGGTGCTGGAGGGGGTGCTGGTGGATTTAGAGTATCTAATTCAACTTGTATGCCTGCACCAACAACTTCACCTTTAGCAAATCCTACAGGTTTACCTGTTTCAGTTACTGCTTATCCAATAACAGTTGGTGGCGGAGGAGCTGCAGGTATAGGAACAGTTCCTAGAGTTCCAGGAATAAACGGTTCAAATTCAGTTTTTTCAACAATCACTTCAGCAGGTGGAGGTGGTGGAGGAACAAGAGATAATTCACCAGAAACAGGTTTAGCAGGTGGATCAGGTGGTGGATCAGCAGGTACTTGTAATGTTACAGGTGCTGCAGGTAATACACCTCCAGTATCACCGCCTCAAGGAAATCCAGGAGGAAGATCTGCTACTTCTCCAGGAGTTGGTAAAATGTCAGCTGGTGGTGGAGGTGCAGGTGCTGCAGGTGGGGAGGGAACTCCTGGACCATCATTAGGTGGAGTAGGTTCTTTTGTAGTACAATCTGGTTTTGCGGGTTGTAATGGTACACCAGGCCCAGTCGGTTCAACAAAATATTTTTCAGGTGGTGGTGGAGTAGGAGCAAGCCCAACATATTCAAGCACCGCAGGTGGAGCAGGTGGTGGTGGACCAGGTGGAACCCCTAGTACAGCGGGTACAGCAGGTACTACCAATACAGGTGGTGGTGGTGGAGCGGGTTCAGCTAGTAATGGACCTGCAATTGCAGGAGCAGGTGGATCAGGTATTGTAATCATACGTTACAAGTATCAATAATGGAGACCAATGAGTGAATTTAAAACTGACAAAATTAAACCTGTTGATGCAGGATCAACAACAACACTTGGTGAAAGTGGTGACACGATTGCTACAAGTTCAGGGACTACATTAGATATTCAAGGTACCTATTCAGGTATCAATGCAATTAGTTGGGACACCACAGCAAAGACAGCTTCATTTACAGCAGAAACAAACAAAGGATATTTCATCAATACCACTTCAGGTGAAGTTACAATTACTTTACCCGCAACTCCAGTTGCAGGAAGCTTTATTGGTATTAAAGATTATGCACTAACAGCTCAAACCAATAATATTTTAATTGCTCCAAATGGAAATAAAATTCAAGGAACTACAGATACTTATAGAATTAATACACAAGGCGGTTCAGCTAATTTAGTTTATGTAGACTCGACTCAAGGATGGTTAACTTTTGATGCCGCACAAGCAAGTGATATTGCTCAAGTTGCTTTATTTACTACTGCAACAGGAGGTACCGTAACTACATGTGGTGATTTTAAAATTCATACCTTTACTAGCCCTGGAACTTTTTGTGTATCACAAATAGGAAATTCACCAACTAATCCTTTAGGTGGACCAAGTAATGTAGACTATTTAGTTATAGCAGGTGGTGGAGGTGGAGGTGGAAAAATTAATAACGGTGTTGGAGGAGGTGGTGCTGGTGGTTATCGTACAACTTTTCCAAGTCCTGGTTGTAATGCTGGTTCATTTCCAGTTTCTGTAACTTCATTTCCAATTACGGTTGGTGGTGGCGGAGCAGGTGGATCGGGACCTTCGGCGGGACCTACTTGTAGAGGATCCAATGGTTCAGATTCAGTTTTTAGTACAATCACTTCAACAGGAGGAGGGTTTGGTGGAGATGGTAATGAAATATCTCCTTGTAGAAATGGAGGACCAGGTGGTTCTGGAGGAGGCGCTGGTAGATTAGGAACAGCAGGTTCAGGTAATACACCCCCTGTAAGTCCTTCTCAAGGAAATAATGGTGGAGCTGGTATAGATGCCAGTGATGGTGCTGGTGGCGGTGGAGCAGGTGGAGCAGGTGCTCAAGGAGTTGCTAATACTAATGGTGGTGCTGGTGGAGCAGGATCATGTTCTAGTATTGATGGATCAAGCACAGGTAGATCTGGTGGCGGCGGTGGCGGAGCTTCAAATGGAGCTACAGGTGGGACAGCTTCTGATGGCGGTGGTGCTGGAGGATCTAGTCCAGCGAATGATGGAACCGCAGGAACAGCTAACACTGGAGGTGGTGGAGGCGGTGCTGCTCAAAACGCTCCTTCTTCAGGTAGTGGAGGTTCAGGAATCGTTATTATTAGGTATAGATACCAATAAAAAAATAGTTTATAAGGAGATATTATGAGTGAAGTTAAAGTTAACAAAATTACCCCGACAACAAATTGTGGCACCGTTACACTCGGAGATAGTGGTGATACATTAAGTATTCCATGTGGCGCAACTTTATCTAACGCAGGATCCATTACCAATTAAGGGACCATTACCAATACAGGAACCATATCAGGTGAAACAATTACAGAAAATGTTGATGGTTTAGTTTCTTGGGACACAACAGCAAAAACTGCAGGATTACAGCTGTAGCAGGAAACGGTTATTTCGTTAACACCACTTCAGGAGCAATAACAGTCACTTTACCTGCATCACCAAGCGCTGGTGATTTAGTCGGAATTAAAGATTACGCCAACACGGCAAATACCAATAATATTACTATAGATCGAAATGGATCTAACATT